TCTACTGGTGATATAGATACTGCATCCATAACTACTGTAGACCAGTCTACTCGTTTTAACTTCTGTGAAGCCCACTCCCCCCATTTATTTAACTTAGTTGCATCGAAATCTTCTTTTGTACCATCACGTTTAATTACTACTTTGATCATTTACTTTCCTTAAAATTTAAAAATGCGTATTCCCCATACTCTACTATAGCCTCTTTATCATAAGCCAAGGCAGCTTCGATTTCTGATAGGAAAGTACCTAAATACTTCTTTTTTATTTTAGCCATATAGTTATTCCCATTAGGAAAGACACCTTTGTACTTACTGCCATTCTCAGAATAACTATGACCTCTTTTGTTAAACATATTCTGCTGATGAGTCGCCCACCTACAATTCTCTTTAGAGTATCCCTTATTATTATCTATACGATCTAACTCTAAACCCTCTTTGTAGCCACCTTCTACGTCCTGTAGAAACTTTTCAAAGCTATTCTCCCACTCAGAACAAATGGTAATCCCTCTTCCTCCATAAGTATGATAATTCGTGTTCTTACTGTTGTTACACCTTTGCTTAATACTTTCCCAAACCCTATACAGTACGTGAGAGGACTTTCCATGAGTAGTGTGAGTCTCTTTAGTCCTCTCCTTGAGTAGACATCCACAACTTCTAGTGTTTTTATTTCTAAGACTGAACAAATATATTACTTTTTCATTACCACAATCGCACCTACATAACCACCTAGAGTTACCATTACTGTCACTCTTTGATCTCTCTAGTAAAGATATTCTCCCGAACCTGTCCCCTTTCTTTGGTGTTTGACATCTTACTTTATCTACCACTCTCATTCCTTATCTTGTTATTATTTAATTAAATCTCCACATCATTTAGATGTAATTGATATGCTATGTTAATCTATTATTGTTAGACCTGAATCTTTATCAAACCCTACACTCATATCATCTTCATAAGGCATATGTGTATCTATATAGAATATCTCAGGATTATCTTCTATACCCTTATCCTTAATCTGTCTCTCTACTTCTTTAACCCAGTCTTTCCACTTCATATTAATACCACCTCATTATACATTTATCTCTAAAACCCACCAAATATTAGTACCATTACCTAGTTCACGGTTTAACCTTGGTATATCCTTAGTCTCTATAGCTCCCCACTGAACTAAGTCAAATTGCGGATGTGGAAACTCGTCTTGATCCCATGCCTCTGTCTGTATCCATAGTTCTACATCGCATTTAATATCTTCTTTTGTTATCTTTCTAAAGATCATATTAACCCTCCATCATATCTTCAATAATATCTGTAGCTAATCCTGTAACCTCACTAATAGCATAAACAGATAGTCCAGCATCCACTAATTTAGCTACTTGATTCTTACTAGGAAGTTCACCATCTAGTAGATTGCTTCCTATATCTAGTGTATTTTCTACTGCATCTGTGAAAAAGTTAAACATTGTTATACCTCTCTATGTCCTTGTTTAAACTATCTAAGGCAGACTGTAATTGCTTTCTCTCTAATACAATTTCACTACCATCAGTCAAGATAACAATACCAGTTACTAATTCTCCATCTTTTCTTCTGATCAGTGCTGATGATTGAGATAGTATGCCTGCATCATCGAACCAGTTTTCTGATAACTCATTCATATTAATCCTCCTAAATATCTAATGTTAAAAACTTCCTACCTTTACTTTGGAAGCAACTCTCATAACCATCTACCATCTTCATTCCTGATTTAGATATAACACCTATTAGTTTCTTACCCTTTAAAGCGTATATACAAGCTGGTACATCATCCCCAGCAAAACCGTAGTGTGTTACATCAATACATATAACATCTGCTCCTAGCTCTCTAACGGACTCTAGGAAGGACATTATCTTAGTATATCCAATAGTCTTATATAATTCTTCTCTGTAGTGCTGTTTCTGGTATTGCTTATCGCCTAGTCGTTTCATATATTAGCAACTTCCAAACTACACCAGCCTTCATCCCAGTATCTTAGTGGGTGTGCGGGGTCTCTAATATCCACAATATCAAGAATACCCATGTCTGCTGCTTCTAGGTCTCCTGAGCTGATAGTAACTGCATGTACCATGTTTCCATCTTCAAAGATAATTATATACATTTTGTTCTCCTAAGTAGTTATTGATGTGTCATTATATAGTAAATTAGTGTGAATGTCTAGTGTTAACCTATTTTATTTCTGTTGAGCAAAGCCTCTCCAAAACACTTATGATGGGTAGCCGTACTTCCTATCTGATAAACTGCTTGCCAAAACCATATATTCTTACCACAATTACAACACTTCATACCCTACCCCTACTTTTCTTACAGGCACTCAGAATCAAGAGGACTTACCGTGATAGAATACAGTAGTAAACTTTATAACCTATCAGATTACAAGCAAACTACTATTCTATCATAGTAATCTCTCTTATTGTTATGTATGCTATGATACACCTTTATAACTTAGTGGTCAAATGTTATTTCAATTATCAGGCATAGTTATGTAACCTAAGTTACGGAGATATAAGCTCCGATAGCCCAAACATTCATTTGGGGTGGGTTAACTATCAACCCCTCTATATCATATTAATATGATATAGAGATCACGAATCCACCTGTTTCTATTGCAAAACACGCTAAGAATAGCCTTGCAATACACCGTCCTCTTCACACACCTAATCCTATATTTCTATAGCCGCCGTTAGGTTATGCAGCCACCTATAAAACCTATTTTATTATACTTCACAGTATTACGAATAGGCTTATCTTTTATAAGTGACAAGTGCTGAAATTTCACGTTACTCATCTTGCTAGATTATACTCAATCTCAGAGTTGGTCTAGTTTGTATTTAGAGAGGTTGCTAACTGCATCGAAAACCTCTTACTGCTTAAATGTACTACATATAACTCAGTAAACACGTTATTGTATTATATGTGGGACATCTGGTTAGTATGGCCTACCCTATAACTCCTATGAATCCACAGTGATTATTAATCTCCTCTAACACAGGTAGGCAATGTTAGCGTATCTTGTAAACTATGTAAATAATACCCTCTACAAGATAAAAGTATTAAGTAAGTGTTACAACCCAACATCCATATTAACTTAATAATACTTAGGAAGGGGAGGTAGTAACTGCTATTTTGTAACACTTTAATCCTAGTTACCAATCGTCTAGGTATACTCTTGAATATACTCGTTTCCACCGCAATCCTGCCTATGCAGACGCAAATATCGTTGAGTGGTACAGGGTTGCCCAGTTACTAGCCTCTGGGGATGCTATTTAGTTGCATCAGGTTAAGTATCATATAATGAGCTTATAATCAACATACGGCACATTCTCAATATCAATAGATTTGCTAATACTATAATAAGTACAAGTTACTGCTACTGATAATATGGTAGACATGAGAGGACTCGAACCTCCAACCACCTCCTTCGTAGGGAGACACTCTTCCAATTGAGTTACACGTCTATAATGGTATAGGGTGGAGGAATCGAACCTCTCAGCTCCGTCCCGCTTTTATATGCTACTAGCTTAGAAGGCTAGTGCGGGTACACCCTATATAAGTTGGTGAGCCAAGGCGGTTACGCTCCGCTCCTTCTCTCGTTTATGAGACGAGGGCATTACTATTATGCTATTGGCCCTTATAGGTTGCTTAGGTAGGACTCGAACCTACGACCCTAGAGTGCTGTATTAATAAGTCACCCCTGTTCTACCAACTGAACTACTAAGCATTAATTCTTTTACTTACCTCTTACCTGTAGTATAGGGTATTTTCACCTAGATGTCAACACCTATATACTATCATTACCTCTTACTTGTATTCTAACGTATTTTTACTTAAATGTCAAGCTATATTTTCAATGCATCTATCCCATTGTTTAGGTAATCAACCATTTCCCTATCATACCCCACCTTCCATCCGAAGTCATCTATTTTTACCTCCCTTCCTGACTTGCAGTAATTCAGATAGTTAGATGATCCATCCTGTACCTCTTCTACCTTACAGATAACTTCATCTTTAAAGTCCATATGTTCCAAAGAACCTTTACCCGCCTTATTGAGATGCCCATAAAAGTACAGTCGCGCCTCATACTCTTCTGGTGTAGTAATACCTTCTTCCCATAACTCACTACGAATGTTGCTTTTATTATTCATACTTCTACTGCCTCTTGGTTTATATTGTTGATAATAGTACACAAAACAATACCAGATGTCAAATATTACTTCTAAAATAGTCCAATATTAACTAATTTACACTTATTTACAAATAAAGCTTGACTTTTTCTAATAAATACCCTATACTACAAGTATAGAGAGTAAGAAATTATTTTAAGAGTTACAGATACGGGGTATCCTTCGGTCTCCAAAACCGTAAGTGCAAGGTTCGATTCCTTGGTAGCTTGCCAATTTGCTGAATTAACATAGTGATAATGTACTGGTTTTGTAATCCAGAAACTAGGGTTTGATTCCCTAATTCAGCTCCATTCTTATTGACGTGTAGCTCAGTTGGTAGAGCATTCGGCTGTTACCCGAAAGCGCATAGGTTCGAGACCTATCACGTCAGCCAATTAAATCGTGAAGGGAGGGGCATCTTCACATTAAATCATACAACCCCACTTACTAATAATAATAAAATGATATGTTATGGAAAATCAAATAAGCTGTATATCTTGCCACCTCCCCGTTAAAGAATATAAGCAGAATGAGCAAGAACGGGAAGACCTCTGTGAGAACTGTTTTATAGCAGATACCTCAGAAGAAGATGACTATACTCTTATAGAGTCTGAATACATATAAATATTAAAAGGATTTGAATATACATAATGGCTAATATATCCGTCAGTTCAGATTCTAACTTATCAGATGTCGCATACTCAGCAGGAGATTCCTTAGACTTAGGAGGTTCTGCTACACTAACTATAAACGAATCAAGCCTAGATATATCACTTATCTACTGTAATAGTGCATTACAGAGATTGAAGTTTAGTAACAGTTCTACCACTGATATATATATCCTCAATATGACAGGAGATATATCAGCTACAGCAGGCACTATAGAGATGGACACAGGGTTTGTTACCTTATCCTCTCCTTACATTGTACCTGTAGATAGTAATGGAGATAGACCTTCACATATAGGCTTCTTCCTTAATAGTGGCGATCGTTACATAGAATGTGAATCACTATCTGATATGAATGCAGATGAAAGAGGTTTACACTTCTTATATAATAATATTACAGGTGTTATAACAGTAGGTAATGATGTAAATGGTAAGACACCAGTAGGTGATATACAGATACCTAACTTCTATGCAGAACTTAATAACAATGATGTATTTCTAGATACAGGATTTCTTGTAGGGGCCGGAGGTACAGTATTTAATACCCCTAAGTTCTCTACTGGTCATAGACTAATAACAGATGTAGGAGCTTATTGGGCCATTTGTAACCATAATGGTAACTACGTATCTACTAATCTACAGAAGAATGCTTTTGGTAACTTCTCTTTTATCCTTACAGGATCTAATAATAGAAAGATTACGCTAGGTGAGACTACTACTACAGATCATATTGTATATAGTATTGAAGCTATTCCTGTCTCAGAGAGAGTACTTAATGCCTACAGACCTCTAAATGGTATAGTGGAAGCTAGATACCTAACACAGCCAACCTCTAAACAATCCTTTGCTTTTACAAGTCTGTACAACAACGGCGGTAATGCTACTGTTATAGACTTAGGCGGTAATAAGAATGTATTTGAACTAGAAGGTGGCGTAGGTGGTCAAACTTACATTAAATATAGTACAGGCTATAGAAGAACAGATAATGGATTCTACGCAGGGATCAGCGTAAGAAACCCAGACGCAGAGGGAGATATAACAGGGTTTGAAAGAATAGGTTCAGAAGCTTGGCCTGATCAGGTTAGACACTTCGTATTAACTACTTCTGGTAAGGTTAACATAGGAAGTACTACTCAAGATATTGTATTCCCAACAGATGCAGAGTTCTACGAAATATTGAACTTAGGTGGGGATAGTGAAGGTTCTATCAATAGAGTCATAAACAATGGCACTAGTGTTAGGAGTACAAGAGATTATAATACTTTTGCTCAACGTGGTTGGACATTTAGTAATATTAAAATGCTCAATGATAATGATCATGGTAATCAGACACAGAATAATACAGATTTCCACTTTGTAAGTATGCTAGGTAATACTCCTAAATTTGGGGAAGGTGCTACTAACAGTGAGATTATCACTAACAGTGCTGGAGATCAAGGCAGTATATGGATGCACCCCTTTACAGTTACATCAGGGAACGTTACATTCAATGCTAGCAAAGTTTACTACTCACCTAATACGATAGTAGAGCAGCAGAGCAAGGTACTCTCAGGTGTTGGTATTGCTACAGCTATCAATGTACTAGGTAGCGTTACAAGTAACTTTACAATAGAATATAAAATATGGCAGATAGCAGAGACAGAGCCTAGTACGTATACATCTTTTACATTAGGTAATGTACAGGCATCTCAATCTACATATACAGACACTTCTAAGTGGTTCTTAAAGTACAGAATAACTAAGAACGCCTCTGCATTAGAATCTGGATATCTTAATGGTATAGAAATCCAGTGTCCATTTGATCCAGCATTTATATGGACAGAGCCAGCTCCAGTGTTACCTATTACAGCTCCTAATATCATAGATGGTACAAGAGTAGTTGTAATAAACTACACACGTTCTACTATATGGGAAGATATAATCATAACCCCTGCATTGATTGATAACAGTGTAGTATCAGGTGGTAGTGGTTATAGTACAGAGGTAAGGGTAGGCGGTAGTGAAGTTACACAACTTGGTGATACTATTCTTATTAAAGCCAATTGGCAATCAGGAACAGAAGCTAAATTACCATTAAGAATATTTGCTGTAATGACTGAAAGTGGTATTACAGTTATTGACTCTCAAGAAGATGATGAGATTCATAATAACATGATATTTGATGGTGTTGTTGGTCTAGATGGAAGTCTCGTAGATAGCTCAAATGGTGGTGAATTAACAGCTAATCTTACTGATGTAGAAGTTAACATCAATGATAATAATGATATATTCGATTGTCGTAGAGGTATTGCTTGGTGGCGTTGGGTTAACACTACAGAGCAGGGAGCATTAATATATGATGCACTAGGCTTAGTCTATAAACCAGATGAGTATAATATTGAGCTTAGAGGTCGATTAAAGATCAAGAACAGTAAAGCTGATTCTGAGTTAACTATTATAAATGGAATATGGTCACACTATCTAGGTGAATCTATCATTGCAGATGACTCTGCTACTATTATATGGGTTCCAAATGATAGACTATATAACGCTAATAACTCTCAAATAACTGATATTAAAGCTTTAGTAGATCAGTACTTAGATGCAACTATAAGCTCAAGATCTACACAAACCAGTGTTGATAATATCAGTGTTAGTATAGTAGATACAGATATACATGATGCTTTAGACACCTATCCTTCCAAAGATGGTTATAAGGCAGATATATCTAGTTTAGCTACTACTGCTAATATCGCAGCTTTAAATGATTTCAACCCTTCTACTGACATAGTAGCTAATGTAACCTTAGTGGATACAGTAACTACTAACACAGATATGAGAGGTACAGATGGTGCTTTATTAGATTCTGCTTATATAGAACCGGATAATACGTCTGTATCTCTTATACTAGAAGATACCAATGAGTTACAAGGGAATCAGGGAAATTGGCTCACAGCGGATGTGACGGGATTAGTAAGTATTCAATCTAAAATAGACGAGATACTAGCTAATCACAATAACCCTACTTATTACTTTGGCGCAGATGGAACTACTAGGGTTAAGCAAACAGAGGCATACCACCTATCTCTTAGAAGTCCTGATGGATTAACAGAGATAAAACGTATTACACCTTTAGATGCTAACAATAACCCTATTAAATTGATAGACCACACAGGCTATAATTAATTATGATACTACCTCCAGCGTTAAATAATGCTCAAGTGGGGCAAGTTAATAATTACTTTGAGCCTGTAGATTCTGTAGAGTTTAATGTAATAACAGAAGAAATTGTAGTAGAAGCTGCTGTCGATGACATAGAGATCACTTCTGAGACTATAGAAATAATAACAGAAGTTTTAGAAGATGATCTTATCGTAGAAGGAATAACAGAGAATGTCGAAACAAATAGTAGTTGTTAAGCAAAGCACTAAGTCATTCAAGTCTATATTAAAAATAGATGGCACACAAATTACAGATTTAACAGATTGGACTTGTCATATTCAATTAAGAAATAAGACAACCAAAGTAATCGCTGGAAGCGTAGACAGGGAAGTCACTACCAAGAATATAGCAGAAGATGCTTTCGTAATCACTCTCACAGAAGTTGAGACAGATATTGATAAAGGTGATTATGTATTAGGGGTAGAGTTTAGGAATACCACTACGAGCCAGAAGATAGAAGATCCAGATAATATAGTTTATATAGAAGTTAAAGAAGGATGGGTGTATGACTAATAAGAATAAAGGTCAATTCCAGAAAGGTACAAGCGGTAATCCTAAAGGTCGTGGTAAAGGTGTTCGTAATAAGGCCATGACTACCCCTCAAGTGGCACAATGGTTAGGTAAACGTTTAGAGTCTTATCTGCTTAAAGTAGAAGAGTTAGGCGAGAGTACTTTCCATCCTTATATCATTGTAGAGAACGCTGATACGGGAGAGTTTGAAACTAAACCTAACCCTTCATACGATCCTAAGATGAGTTTTACTTGTTATAAAGAACTTATTGCTGCTGCTAATCAGGCTAGACAAGAAGAAGCTAAGGATAAGCAAAGTAAGAAGAAACCTAGTAGTTCATCTAATACTCCTAAAGTAGAGGATCATACTAAACCTATATTAACAATGGTATAAATAAGTATTATGGAAATAAGACCACTACCTCACCAGAAGCAGTTCCTAGAGTGTAATGGGACAGCCCTTAAAGAAGCTATAAGGATAGTGTTCTTCGGAGGTGGAGCTGGAGGTGGTAAAACATGGGCTATTTTACTAGATAACTTATTAGGCGTCCATGATCCAGATTACTATAGTGTATTCTTTAGATCGACTAATAATGAATTAGAAACAAACCTATGGCCTGCTGCTAAGAAGATGTACCATGAGTTTCTTTTCAGAGATGTAGAGTGTAAACAGCCTATAGGTAAGGCTCATATCAATGAGCAGAATAAAGTCATAACATTTCCTTCGGGTGCTAAGTCAAAGTTTTCATACTTAGAATACGATAAACACGCCGATAGTTGGTATGGTGCGGAATTATGCAAAGTTTACATAGATGAATTACAAATGCACAGTGAATACGCTTTCACTGTACTAAGATCAAGAAATAGATCAATAGCTAAAGTTCCCAAAGGTATGAGATTCACACTGAATCCTGATCCTAATCATTGGATGTTTGAGTGGATAGAGCCTTTTCTTTTAACAGATGGTAGCGGTTTACCAAATACAGAATATGCAGGAAAGGTTAGGTACTTTATCATTATAGATGGCAAGTTGATATCCTCTTGGGATAAAGAAGAGTTAATAGATCTTCACGGTAAGAATCCTCAAACCTACACATATATCCCAGCTACATTAAAAGATAACACAGTTTTACAAGAACTAGATCCTGAGTATTATGATGTGCTAGATGCAATGCCTATAGAGAAACGTAATGCTTTATTACTAGGTGCATGGGTAGATTCAGCAGACTCAGGAGTGTATTGGAAAAGAGAGTGGTTAAAGCAAGCTCATATATTACCTCCCAATATAACTCAAACAATAAGAGCTTATGATTTAGCAGGTTCAATACCTACCCCTAATTATAGATCACCAGATTACACTGTTAGTATAAAAATGTCTAAGTGTAGCGAAGGTAACTACTACATGACAGGTGATTATGTACCATCCTTTACAGATGAAGGTACTAAGATATTAGGAAGAATGCGTAGAACTTACTCTGATAGAGATGAAATAATATTAGAACAAGCTCAATATGACGGTGCAGATATACACCTAGTTCTTCCAGAAGATACGGCAAGTGCGGGTAAAGAAGTGTTTGCATCTAAAGTAGAATATTTCTTAAAACATGGTTTTATAGTCAAGAAAGATGTAGCTGTATCTAATCATAAGAAACTAACTAAAGCTGAACCCTTCTTCCAAGCTTGTGGTATAGGTAAGGTATTTATACTTGAAAACACTTTCACGCCAGAAACGTTAGCTTGGTTGTATGCAGAGCTAGAGAGATTCACAGGTGAGAGATCAGGGAATAGTTCAACCTCTAAGGATGATGCAGTGGATATGTGTGCTACGGCTTACAACTACTTAGCCAGAACTAGGGCAGTAACACTTCCCAATTTCACTAAGATAAAATCAAAAACAATGGCTGCATCTTTACTATCAGGATTGTAGTTACTATTCAAATTAAATAAGAGAGAAAACACAATGTCAGTTAATGTAAAAGTTAATGAGAATAAAAGTAAAG